CCAGGTGGGCCACGTTGATCTTCTCGTCCTCGGCAGCCGGGTCGGTGAACGACACGACGATGTTCGTGACGGTGTACCTCGTGGCGGTCGTCGGCCACGTCACCACCGTACCGGCACCATCATGCGGAGTCTCGAAGGGCATCGTTCAAATCTCCTGCCAGAGGATTGAATACTGCTGATTCACCGTGAGAATCGGCGGCAAGTCGCCTCCCGCCAACTGCACCACGCCGTCCGATTCCGTGTCCAGAGACACGTTCCTGACGCTCACGTAGTTTTCCACAGCCGTGCCGTACCCATCCAGAACCGAGCGGCATCGGTCGGCGATGTCTCGGGCCTCGCCGTACGTCTCGGCGTACACGTCAACCGACAGCAGCACGACGCCCATTCCCATCGGGCCGGATAGCGTCTGCGTCCGCTGGATGCCCGTGCGACGCCAAGTGACGAACGGCAGATCCGCCGACGCCGGTGCCACGACCGGGTAGACACGCTGGCCCACGACAGCGGCCACGGCGGGGTCGGCCACCAGGGCGTTGGCCAGCAGCTGCTCAGGTGACTTGAGTGGCATGGTGGCTACCCTCCGATGATGCCGCTGATGGTGCCGGTGCTGGACTGCGTAATCTTGGAAATGGCGGCCTCAATCGAGATGCTGAGCTCACGCCGCAGGATCTCGGCCACTTGGCCCTTGGTCTGCTCGAAGGCGGTCTGCACAGGTGGGCGGCCGGCCACACCACCTGGCCGAACTCCCGGCAGGCGGATAGCCCCCTGGCCCTTCTTGCCCTTCATGAAAAAAGCGTAGGGCTGCGACTTGCTGCCGTCGGGGTTGATGTCGAACGGCCCGCGGGCCGCCAGGCTGGAAGCGATGACGGCCCCCTGCCCCTTCACTTGGTGCCCGCTGATGTTGGCCACCTTGCCAGACTTCATCCGCCGGGTGTGTGCCTTTCGCTGGTAGGGCTTGTCCGAGAGTTTGGTAACGACTCGCTCCTTCGTGCCGAACTCCAGCCACCACTGATGAAAGCCCCGCTCCTTGCCAATCCGCACGCTGCCAGCGGTGGCGGTGCCACGCTCTTTCTGAGACTGCCGGTAGCCAATCAGGCCGACGGCCGCCCCGTCCTTCGGGTACTTCACCGTCTTGTAGTGCACGGCCCGCTTGAGGTTGCCGGTGGGGCCCACGGGCGTGACTTCACGCAGCCGCAGGTACGCCGGCCAGATGGCCTTCTCCAGTGCCGCCTCCAGCGTGGCAGCAAGCTCCGCACGGCCGTCTTGGCCGAACAGGTTTCGCAGCTGCTCGGTCTTCGACTTCAGGTCGGTGGAGTCCACCGTGATCGAAATGAAGGCCACTAGATCGCCTCCTGGCACAGCAGCTCGTGCTCGGTGCGGTTGCCGTGCTCCAGGATGCTGACGATCTCCAGCGTGCGGCCACGCCACTGCAGACGCATCTGTTGCGTGAGTCCGGTGAGATACCGCATCCGCACCCGGTGGCTGGCCTCGGTCTGCTGCTGGCCCTGCAGGAAGAACTCACGAGCCGAGATGCCCTCAACGCTGGCCCAACGCTCAGCAAACGTGCCCCACGTCTGCGTAGCCTCGCCCAGCGGCGTGCGGCTGTCCGTGGCCTGCTGCACCGTCACACGCTCTCGGAGCCGGCCGGAGTCCATTAGTCTGGCCCCCACAGGATGAGCTTGTAGGTGCCAGTGCCAGCCCCAGCCGTCAGCATCGGCACGGGCTCGCTGTCGGCCATCTGCGTCACGGCCACCTCACCGTTGGACGAGATGAGCCGCCACGCATCGTCGCCGCCGTCGTTGAGGGTTCGGCGGCTAGAGCCACTCCACGAAAAGGCCAGCTTGAGCGGCGAGCCCAGCGACACAAGCGTCCCGGCGGCGTTGCGGTACGTGCCGAAGTTGATGGACACGCCCGAGGTGCCGGCGGTGCCGGTGACGGCCACGACTTTGCCAGACGTGTACCCGGTGACGGACTGCAGCGACAGCACCTTCAGCCTGGCCGTGCCAGACGTGTCGTGGAAGAGGGCGTCAACAGTGATGCGGCCGTCGATACTCATGTGCCGTAAACGATGATGGTATAGGTGCCGGTGTTACCGCTCGATGCCGTCAGCCTGGCCTGCTGTATCTGCGTGCCCGCGCTAACCGCAATGTCATTGCTGCGAGACGCGAGAGTGCAAAAAGCACCGTCATCGAAGTCGATGACTTCAAGGCGACGGGCCGTGTCCCTGTCCCACGAAAACGCTATGCGTAGGGCTTCGCCGATGACGACGGGCTGCCCGGTGGCGTCCCGGTAGACATTGTCCAGCAGCACGGTCGTCTGTGCGGTGCCAGCCGTGCCCGTGACGACCAGCACTTTTCCCGTGGCGTGTTCGGTCGTCTTGGCAAGCGAAACGACGTTGACGGCGTTGGTGCCGTCCTTGTCGTGAAACAAGGCGTCCACCGTGATGCGGCCTTCAAGGCTCATCGGTAGGATCCCCAGCGTTGCGAGTCGAGAAGCGACTTGACGCCGAACTCAATCTCTTTGCTGATGCTGCCGGTGAGCACGTTGGAGCGTGACTCGTACCAGTGGCCCACGAGCATCAGGATGGCGTGGCGGATGGCGGCTGGCACGCTCGTGCCGCTGGCACCGTAGCCGGCCCACCACGTCACAGCCACGGCGTTGTAGTCGTCGAGGTTCGCCGGCCACGTCCCGGCACGCAGCTGCCGCACCACGCCAGGCGTCGAGTTGCGGTCCACCCGGTACGCCGTCGTGGACAGCGTGGCCGTGGAGTCGTCGCCCAGCGTGTAGGTGAGCGACACTGCCGTGGTCGTGCCGCTCGTGGCAATCGGCGGCCGGGGTAGCTCGATCTCGTACGGGAACGAGTCCAGCCGCATCGTCCACTGCGTGTTGATCAGCGTGCGGTCCAGGTACTGCTCGCACCACTCACGGGCCGCCGTGATCAGCGTGCCGATGTACGAGTCATCGTCGCTGATGTCCACACGCAGATGGGCCTTGGCCTCGGATACCGAGACGGGCTCAACCGCCGGCGGCGTCGCTCTGGTCAGGCTGCGGTACTGCACGGGGGCGTCCTCGTTTCCTGGGCGTCGCGTCGGCCGTCTCGGCCCGGTGCTCGATGGCCGCCGTCTCGATGGTCTGCTGCTTGTCCTCGACGGCACGGCCTGTCTGAATCAACTGGCGGGCCATTCCGTCGTCGATGTTTTCAAACACATGGCCACGCTTGAAGTAACGCCAACTCTGCGTCAGTCTGATTTTCATGATTCCCCCACCCTCCATGCAGTTTCGGGCCGCTTGCTCGTGGACGTGAACTCATTCGCCCACTGAAAAACCGGGCTGGTCAGGTTGCGGCCCGGCCACGTCACGACGTACTCGCCGTGCCCCAGCACGACACGGGGCGAGACGAAGATCCGGTTGCCGCTCTCTCGCCAGTTCTTCCAGAACCAGATGTCGGGATCTAACCGGCCCGAATCGCCCCATGAGCCCTCGGGGTCTGGCTTTGACCAGAACCACGGTTTCTTGGTTCGCTTGAGTGCGGCGGTGCTGATCACCGTCAGGCCGAAGTGGGCCGTGTCCACCTCTTGAATGGGCTCGGCAAACCACGACGGTGGCAGGCTTGTGTGCCCGGCATCGGGCGGCGAATCCAGCGTGCCGTGGAGCGTGAGCATGGGGCGGCCGTCTTCTCGCTTGGTTTGCAGCCCAGTGATGGCGTCACACTGAAAAGTCATGGCCATCGCAAAGAGCGTCTCCACGTCTTCCTTCGTGAAGAACGTGTCGTAATCGATGGCCAGCAGGTACTCGGCCTTGTCGATGAACTGCTCAAAGACCCGGGTGTTCACCTGATCCCAGAAGCAGCCCGTGCCCAGCGTCGGCCGGATGCCGAGCGGCATCAGGGCCTGAGCCCAGGCGAAGAAGTTGCTGGTGAACCCCAGCCGGGGCATCGACAGCACGGCCTCGACTCGGATATCTACCTGCGTGTCACCGACACGGACGAGCATTGTGGCCCCTCAAATGGAAACGGCTGGCAGAGCGTAGAGCCCTGCCAGCCGTCCACTGTGCCGCATGTGTCAAGCGTTCAGCCGCTGACGAGCGTGCCGACGTTCTTCGTGGCCGCCGAAGTCGGGGCCTCTTCGGCACGGCCCAGCCGGGCCACGCTGTTCACCGCCACGGTGTTGCCGGGCGAGGTGTACAGCGTCAGGAAGCGACGCTTGCCACGCATGTCCACGTTGAACCGAGCCACGTAGCCGACGTTCGCCCCGGTCGTGGTGCCAGCCGCCACCGTGAAGTCGGTGCCGCCCACGAACCCGCTGATGTTCGTCTGGCCGGTGCCGGTCACGTCGTGCTGCGTCAGCCGGAGCACCGGAGCCGCATTGCTGGTGGTCGCCGTGAACGGCGAGTACACCACGTCGATGGACACGTACTCGAAGCCGAGGGTGTCGATCTCGTGGCTGTGGGTGGCCGAGGCCGCCACACTCGCCGCCGCCTTGGCGTCCGTCTTCGTCGCTGCGATCTGGATCATGGGAGCAGTTCTCCTTGGAAGGAACTAGGTTCAGGACGCCGTCTTGAGCGCGATCACCGGGCCCGCCTCGGTCGTCGAGCCGAGCGAGTGGAACACCGCATTGGCACGCACGATGCCGGTGACGAGGGTCTGGTCATACTCGACCAGCCGCTCCTGGCTGACACGCAGGGCGTAACCCTGACGCAGGCCGAGGGCACCAGCCATGGCCATGTCGCCGAACAGCACCTTGATCTTCGACGCATCCGCACCGAGCGTGCTGTTCATCACATGCACGAGCGTCACGGGGTAGCCGAGGAACGTCAGGCCGAAGCCCTGTGCCACGCTGGCGTTGCCACCCTGGCCGAGATCCAGCCGCTGCATCGCAGCGTGGTAGCCGGCCGGCGAGATGTACCACCGGGCACCCGGCAGGGCGTAGCGGGGGCACTTGGCGAGCACGGCAAGGAAGTCCTCCTTGTCGAGCGTCTCGAACGAGTTGTTCCCGCTGGCCGCCGTCGCCACGCTGGCCGTGAACGGGGCGGTGTCGATCTTGACCGCCACGCCGTGGTGGCCGCCGAAAGCCGAGGTGCCCGTGCCCGTAAAGACCGCTTCGTCCAGTGCGCGAGCCACAGAAAGGCTGTGCTCGGTAGCGATGAGGTCAGCGATGCCCACGCCGTCGGCCCACAGTTCGTTGCTGACCTTCGTGGCCACGCCGAACTTCTGGGCGACCAGCTGCACCTGCGTGCCGGTCATGTCGCTGTAGGTGAACTCGCTGCCTTCGCCGAGCCACGCGCCGGTGACGCCGGTGAGCCGCTTCGGGATCATGAGCGTGTCGCTGGCCATCGAGAAGTTCTGCAGGGCCGTGGGGGCCACGCCGTACGTCTCGACGTTGCGGATGATCTCGTTCGACACCTCGTCAGGCACGGCGAAGCCGCCGGTGCTGTTGACGCCTTCGACCATCGCGCGGCTCTCGACGCCGTGGTCAGCACACCACCGCCGGGCGTTGTCGTCGCCGGCGAACTTGGCACGCAGCCACTGGCCGAAACGGTACGCCGTCTCGTGCGAGCGGAACGCCTTGAGCTTGCGGCCGTCCCGCACCGGCTCGATGCGATTCTCGACCGCACGCACCTCGGGGGCCGGCGAACAACGCTCGGCCACGCTGCGGAGATTCTTGGCCGACTCGACCACCTTGACCTCGAAGTCGATCGAGGCGGCGAGCTTCTGGGCCCGCTCGGTCAGGCCGGTCAGCTCGGCGTCACGGGACTCGAGATCAGCCTGGTTGTCGGTCTGCAGGGCCGTGAGCGAGTCGATCCGCTCGGCAACGTCGTTGGCTTCGGCGCGAAGGGTCGAGAGACGGTCCATGTGTGATCTCCAGCGGCGTGATTGCCGATGGAGTCCACTGTGCCGCTATGCACCCGGCCTCTTGCAGAACCTCATTTGAGAAACTGTTGTTTTGACAAACGCCACCGCACGAGCACCGCACCGTGGGCAACGGAGATACCGCTGCCGTTCGTCGCCGCAGGCACGACTAGAGCGACACCGCAACTTCTCGCCGCAGGTGCAGCGGGCCTCAGACATTGCGGAGCCTCAGCATGGCGGCCCACGCCTGGGCGACGCCACGCATGGCCGAACGCACGGCAGGCGGGGCCGCTGGCTCGCCCTGTGACGCCAGCCATGCCTCGTAGGAACGCATGGCCACGCCGGCACTCGTCTGCGGGTACGCCGGCACCAGCACGGGCCCAACGTCGTACAGGCCCGAAACCTCTCGAATCTGCCGCACGGCCTTGCCGTCCTCGCCGGTGCGGAACGACTCGTGCTTGGGGTCAACGGTGAAGGCGAACGACGAGCCACGCACGTCACGCCGCTGGATGAGCTCAAGCACGTCGGCCCGGCTCACGGGCGGCGTCACCACGTACCGCAGCCCCTTCTCATCGCTGGACAACTCCAGCGTGCCAGACGACGTGCGGCCCAGCACGATGTTGCTGTCGTGGTTGAAGAGTGCGACCACGTCGCCCTTGCCACGTTGGCGGCCGAGAATCTTGTCGAACGCACCCGGCAGGATCTCTTCCTTGAACCCGCCCAGGTCGAGGCTCAGCCGGTTGTACACGGCGGCGTAGCCAACGATGGCGGCCCGGCCATCGGCACGGCTCTCGACAACAAGCTCGTTGTCATCCTCAAAGGCGAAGTCCCGGCGTTCAATCTCCATCGGTCTGCTCCTCTGGTTCGGCGTCGTCCTCGAGCTCGTCGGCCGGGCTGTCCTCGGCCTCGACCACCACCGGCGGCTCGGCCACCGGCTCCGGTGCAGGCGGCTCCTCGCCGGCCTTCTCCAGCGTGGTCATGTTCAACTGAATGAAGTGCTTGTCGCCCTCGGGGCCGAGCGGGTTGAGATTTTCCATCTCACGCACTTCGTTAATCGACATCCACCCGTTCTGGATCGCTGAGACGTAGTAGGCCGAGCGGCTCGCGTGATCGCCACGCAGCAGGCCGCTGACGTTGTGCTCGGCAAAGTACGTCTCGTCGTCTTCGATCAGGTCACGGGCGATGGCCGCTTCCCACCGCTTGAGATGCGGCAGCAGACAGTGCTGCACGAACTCGGTGCCCTGCACTTCGATGTTCGAGTACGTGCTGCGGGTGAGATCCTGAATCATGTGCGGCGGCACACGAAACGCCCGGCAGATTTCGATGACTTGGTATTGGCGTGTCTCAAGGAACTGGGCCGCCTCGTTGCTCTGCGAGAGCTCGTGGGCCTTCACGCCGTTGGGCAGAATCGCAGTGCGGTGGGCACGATCTGCACCACGGTGCATCCGCTCCCACTGCTCACGCAGACGCTCGGCCGCCTCGACGGGGATCGGGTTGTCGCTCTCCAGCACTATGCCGGGCCGGGCACCGTTGCCGAAGTAGGTGGCCCCGTGAGCCTCCAACGCCTGAGCCAGGCCGATGGCGTTCTGAAACAGCCGGTACGTCGGGATAGGGTGGATACCGTCGCTGGTCGTGTACCGCAGGGCAAAGATCTGCTCCTGGCGGTACACCGTCTGCCGGCCATCCGGCTCACGGTAGAGGTAGCGAATCTGGCCGTTCTCCAGCCGCTCCTCCTCCATGCGTGAACTGTGCAGCGGCCAGAGCTCGCCCACCGTGCCACGGGGCCCGGGCCGCTTCTCGGCGTACGACGCCCCGTAGTGCAGGTACAGGCCCGTCATCCAATCCCGAAACTCCTGAGCCGTCTGCCACGGATTCGGCTGCGTGTGCAGCAGACGGTACAGCGGGTGTTCTGGAACCTTGCGCTTGCCGCCCGTGGCCACCCGCTCGTACAGATGCAGCGGCAGAGACGACACCGAATCCGAAATGACACGGATACACGCCGTGTAGGCCGAGCAGGCCATCGACGTGTCGGCGTTCACCCGGATGCCCGAAGACGTGCGGCCACCGCCCATCTCGCTCCAGTCGATGCCACGGAGCTCGTGCATCCGGTAGTCGTTGGTGG